GTGGGGTAAAGACCACTTTGTTTGCCGCTGAGGAAATAGCACCGAAAGCTGTATCAGCGCCTGGAAAGTGGATCTTGCTCTTGAGCGTTTCGAGTGCGGTACCTAGTGGACCAAAGTTGACCTTACTTGCCGCTGAGGCAAGAGCTCCGAAAGCGGCATCAGAGCCTGGAAAATGGATCTTACTCTTGAGATTCTCGAGGGCAGTCACCAATGGGCCGAAGGTAATTTTGCTTGCTGCACCTTCCACAGCGCCAAGATTGTTGATTGCTCCGGAGAACTCCATCTTCCCCTTGAGCTTGTCTGCGGCCGATGCTGCATTGGCCATGGTGACCTTATTAGCAGCCTTCTCGATGTCCTGCAGGCCTGTGGTGGCGCCGGCGAGCTTTAGGCTCTCATTGAGCTTTGCCAGCGTAGCGATCGTCTTAGCGACCCCGGCCTCGAACTTTGCGTTTTCGAAACTTATCGCAACTATGCGCTCATCAATGCTTGCCATTACTTAGTCACCACCTTCCACATGTCGGCTGCTATTTGGTCAAATATAGGACGAAGTGCGGGGTTGATGTAATCTCGCCCTTGAACATAACCACCCGCCCTGGTTCCGTGACCGTATTGGAGGAGCACTGCGATCGGGATACCGTCCTTGACATGGCTGTTATGCCAAGCAATGGCAAAATATCCCGGCTTCTTGATGATCTGGTACGTCCACGAGTTCGCGGTTTCACTACTTTCCTTAGGTGTGGCATCGCGAAGAACTGCCACACCTTTTGGTCCGTATTGTTCTAATGCTTTGAACTGATCGCCTCGCTTCATTCGTTCGAGGAAGGTCTCCACATTCTTGAAGGAGCCCTTTACTTGTACGCTGATCATGGCTCCCTCCTAACTTAGAAACTACCGTTGGTGAAATTCTGACAAAGGACCTCTTCGACGACTAGTGTCAGAGGCACCCTCGATTGCTAGCATTCGTGCGGCCGTAAGGCCCGTAACTGTAGTCATTAGACCTCCTTAGATTAGGCGGATCCATTACTAGAATTCTGACGAACGATCTCGCGTACGGTATAAGCCACGTTGAGGAAGAGCACACTCGCTGCAACGTTGATTCTGCCGTACAATTGGAACAAGTGAGACCCGACAACGGGTGTAAAAGGTCGCCAAATTACTAGTGCATAGTTCTGACTCGTATCAACTACACGAGTTGCATGTGTCATACCTCCTGAACTCAGAGGTACTGGAGCACCATCCATATGTGGATCAAACGCGACCTGAAGTCCGGGCTGGGTAGAACCTACATAACACTCAGCAAATATCTCTAAAGGAGCACCCGAACATTCCAGCCGAATGGGGGGTCCCAAGGTAATCAGACCAGTACCCTGAGCACTCAGCCCAAGATCATGGTTACCTAAGCCTAGATAATGTGCCCCGCGCGCCCATGAGCGACGATCGCGAACGTTAGCTGCAAGTACACCACTGGCTGTAACCTGAATATCATGCAGGAGCTTTGACCCAGCTGGGATAGCTGCACGGCCGCCGCCCGTCTGCGGATTCGCTGCTAGTGTGTTCCCAACCACGTCAGTTGTGCCTTGAAGCCTGACGATAACGCCAGTAGACGAAATCACAACTTGGTCAATACGGTTATTTACTGCAACAGGAATCGCATTCAAGATTGTCGAGACGGGTGTCATGCGAACAAGCAGTCCAGATGCGTTTGTTACCCATACAATCCCAGCAGAGATCGTGACCTGAGCCGTCGTGTTGATGGTCATAGGGCAATGATCCGGTGCGACGATACCCGGCTGAAGACCGTCCGCTATGCTGGAACCCGTCGCTCCTGTAGCTCCTGTAGCTCCAGTGGGGCCCTGTGCTCCCGTGTTCCCAATCGGACCCTGAGCACCGGTGTTCCCAATCGGGCCCTGATTCCCTTGAACCCCTTGTGCGCCACGAACATTACCAGCATCGACCGTAGTGGTGTCCTTCTTGGTGAGGATAAGCTTGTCGTTCACCACCGAACCGCCAATAACCGAGGCGCCCTCGATTGCAATCATTCGCGCGGCCGTAAGACCTGTAACTGTAGCCATTAGGCCCCCTTAGAACTCGGTTGAAGAGATGGTGTATGTGTTTGCGTCTGAGTAAATAGCATCGGCCTCTGTAATCTCAAACGTAGTCGGGTTAGACATCGTGAAGAGCCGATCGTGACCAGTAGCCGTCCATGTGCCATCGCCATTGTCCGTAATCGTGATCCTGACCCATTCCTTGGCAAGGGTGACGAGTTCTTGGGCTGACGGAAGACGTGGTGCAGCAGTTGCAGTCCCATAGAGAATATCTTTGAGAGACTTGAGAAAGTTCGGGTCAATCTCTGTCGAGTCGATGACAATATGCGCAGTTGGTCGGTATCCTGGAGTGCCCTCTGGTGTTCCAACCAGTTTCCAGCCAAATGCAATTAGACCAGGCGTGGCAGTAAGCGACACGTAGTCCCGGGTATCAGGAACTGCGGTAAGGTTATAGAGAATATGGATCTTGTAGCCGAGATCTACTCCGGCCAAATCGTTACCGATTCTTGTACGGTATGACAGACCGAAACGCTTTGCGCGTTGATCGTGAACAAATAGACCATTCCCATATGCCCCGATCCCATCGAACTGCTCAAACTCATCAGGGTAAGTGATCGCCTTAAGCGTAGCCGAAAAATCGCTTAAAACTTCTGCATCAAGGTATTTTACCCCGTCGAGATAGAATGGCTTACTGTCATCGGCAAGCTTTTCATCCACTGCGGTTAGTCCGTTCCAGGCCACACCTGACAAATCGGACAAATATAGGACCCCGTGATCTACGCCAACTTCATAGCGACGATCTCCTACTTGATCCCAAACAAGAGCTGTCACTGGGTCCTCCTTTCTATCTGTTTTTCGAAATACTCACGGTGTACCCCATCGCGATCGCAGATATCCCTCGATAGATTCCCTCTCAGCTGTCGTAAGCGCTCGCGAATAGGTAAGTATTTCACCCATATCGCCATTGAATGGTTGACCACCAAGATTTACCTTGCCAGCGTCAGGCATATAGTCGCCAATCAGATGCGTAGCTGTATGCAAAGCTGCTGCTTCGGCGATAACAACACGCGGAGTAGCTATAACATCACCAGCATTTACAGTTTGGACACCGTTCACCCAACACTTATTTGCTGGAACATTACCCCAATGCGGTGGGCTATACCGCTTCTCATTGTATACACCAAAGATACCGTGTGAATTGACGGGATAAGAATCGATCATTCGAGAATAGAACCCGAAATTTGGCCCTGCATCGAGGTGACTACAAACAAACGCCCAAGTCTGTGTACTCAGCATGTCTATCCATAGCGCATCATCACCACCATCGAACCGGACCCCAGGCTTTCCGTTTAGACTTGATGCCTTGTATACCGGACGCTGGGCGAGAATATCGTTGTATGGACTGCTACCAGCGACAAGGTTCTGCCACATGGCAATCGGAGTGCCATCGCTCATCACGAGGGAGTCCGCCTTCAGCCACAACGTCAAACCAGGTATTGAATCAGGGTTGAAGTCCGTAAAGATTGCTGTAAGTTCAGCAATAGTTGGAAAGACTGGAGCAGTCGAGATCGTACCATAAAGCATATTCTCTAACTTGCTTAGCGTTTTGGCCGGAGTCCTCTTGGAATCTACAACGAAATGCGCTGCTGGCTTGAAGCCGGGTACAGCCACAGGCGTTGCATCGAACTTCCACTCCCACTGTGATATGTTGATAGCAGCACCGATGGTCTCGTAGGCGCCTACTATGGGTGTGGCCAACACATTGTAGACGAGATGCAACTTGTACCCATCGTTCAACCCCGTTCGGTATGCGAAGTTGAACCGACGTTTTGGCTGATTAGTCAGCGAGAACCCGGGAATGACATCTTTCCGCCCTGAATAAGCGGAGTATTCCTCTGGAGCTGAAAAGGCCTTAACTGTTGCCTGGTAGTTCTTACCCCCTATCGCGTCGAGGATCTTGACTCCATCGAGATAGTGGGGTGTTACTTCGCCGCCAACAAAACTCTCTTGTACCGAAAGAAGCCCATTCCAAGGAACTCCGGGACCATCGAGAGGATAGAAAACGCCATGATCCACTCCTGCTTCGTATCGACGATCCTTGATCTGATCCCAAACAAGAGCTGTCATTTTCATCTCCTCTCGATGGCTCGGTAATTCTCGTTAGGACGTGGACTTCAGCTCAGCATCGATGCGGTCGGCCTCGGCAAGCGTGGTCTCGATCGCCTGATCCAGCATAGTGACGGCTGCCGCAGCAGCTGCGTGAGAGACGAGCCAGCCGTCGTCGCGCTTATCCGCCGGGATTGCTTCGAGTCGCAAGAGGTTCAGCTCATGGCCGGACAGCTCGTCCTCAAACTGCTGGGCCTGACCGCGTGCGGCTTCGGCCTTGCGGCCCTTACGAGCCTTTTCGCGCTTGGCACTAC